GACCGCTTGGACCGGCAGCACTCGGAGTGGTGTCTACAACAGGAACTGGGTCTTTACTAGGGTCAGCGGCGTTACTTGTTGACTCAGTAGTACCAGTGTTTGGGTTTTGCATTTGCGCCACCATCTCAATCTCTGCATGAAGCGGCATGATTGAATTCGATGTAAATGCAAGTGGAACTGTAGACCACGGCTCACCAAGCGGGTCCATGTCTAAACTCACGCGAACTTCATCAATGGAGCAGACCGAGCCGCGAAGGCGATCCATCCATTGCTTTTGAAGTTCTTCAACATCTTCGCCAGTTTCTGATACACCCGACGAGAACATCATGTCGCTTTGACCAAACTGAGTTTGAATCAAACGAGTAAAGATTCTCTCAATGAGATGTGCTCGTGGAAGTGCTGATCTGCGAACAGTCAAATCAAGAGCAACTTCTGCATCGCGTTTTGCTTGCGACGGAGATTGAAGCGTTCCAATCTTTGGCGTCAGTCCAAGATCAGAAATCTGTAAGCCAAATGCCATAGCAACTTCAGACACCATCAGCGTGTCAAAGTTGTCGCTATGCGGAACATCTTTTTGTGGCATGACCTTTGAGCCAGGAGGTAGAACAATCACCTGATGACGAGATCCGAGATCCCCGCCGGTCATGTTGATTGCCTCTTGAAGTTCACGCGCTTCTTCAGCGGTTGCCACCATCTCGCCAGGATCAAGGAACACGGATGGCAAAGAGCCAGAACGATAGAACTCCCACTGCCATGTTTGACGCGCCATCATGATTGAGACTGGCAAGAGGCATTGCTCAAGCGGACCGAACCCATACGGTGTCCACGCACGAGTGTTCTGACGAACGTACAGAAGCTGATCGCCTGACCATTCATCAACCGATTCAGTTAATTCTTCAATGATGGGATTGAGTTCTTTCAAGTCCTCAATCGTTGCATCGGGACCCAAGTTAATGATGTCCATCAAGTCAACGCGCGGCACACCCCAAATGAGTTGTTGGTATGCGGGCTGAGGAGGCACTGGCCGACCGCCCCATGTGTTGAGCAATGGACGAATGCTTGATCCGTCAATTAACTCAAGACCGCCAATGTTTGATCCGAGGGGACCAGATCCTTTGCCACGACTTGGCAACACATGAATGGCAACCGCATCAAGAACAATGAGGTCCTCCATCATGGAGTTCATCCACTCATAAAATCCTGAGTAGTTACCAGAGTCAATGTCATTAAAAATAAACGATGACAACTCGGCACGGCGGATCTCAAAATCTCTGCGCTTCTTTGGGTTCCCCTGCATTGCTTTTTCTGCAGCGGGGGTCGGCGCAATCTGCCAATCCATGTTCAAGATGTCGGACTTACAAATCTCAATCGCACGACGAGGGATCGACCCAACCTCTGCCATGTCTCGTAAGACTTGGAAGTTGGCGAGCTTGATACCTTCGGTACCTGGCTGACCTACGGGAAGGTTCCACCCAACGGGGAATTGAAATCGTCTGGGGCGCGGGCGACCGGAGGGAGCTTCCGGAATATCAATCGGGTTCGGAAGGATCGGCTCCATCGGCGAGAAGTCGCCGCTGCGAAACGTATCAAAGGTACGCGGCAACGCAGTGCCGTACATCGAGGCCCAGTTGTTATATCCCGGCGTTAATCCCTGTCGCGTCGGTGTCGCAAACGTCGTGTTGCGCGTCGTCGCCATCAGAGCTTGAACTTGCGATGATTTAGTAGCCATGTTCTCCTGACAGCATACGTTCTTTATATTCTGCCATAGCTACTCCCCGCGTGTAACTCTTGCAACAATTTCTCTTGGGGATGCAGTTCGTTCAGATTCTTTCTTAACTCGCTCTGCTTCACGTTTTGCAATACGTGTCATTTCTGCAGCAGTATCAACTTTACGACTTTGTTCTTCAAGCTCTTGTGTCATCTGTGATGGGCTTGACCATACATCTTCCGGCCAAATTGTTTGTGGGTTTTGTTCCCACGTTTTCCAAAACTCAGTTACACGAGGCCGACCTAACTCGTCCATCTCAACTTTTTTCACACGGTTGCAGAACCCGTGGTGATAACCGCCGCAGAATGAACATACAACTTGCGCCCAACGTGATGCAATTTCTTGACGTTCTTGTTGTGTAAGTGATGACGTACTGCCACGTATCGCTTTTAACTCGTCAAGTGATTCGCGTAATTCTTTATTTTGAGATTCAAGATCTCTAATCCGTTTGAGCATGTGTCTCCCCTTGCTCAATCACAGGCAATTTTCTTTTATTACGTTCGCCTTGATAGTAGATGTTAGCCCATGAGCCAGCTTTGGGAGCTTCAAGTTCCTTTGGAGTCTCCACGGTGGCCTTAAACAACTGCGACCAATCGCCACCTGATGTCAAGCCGAGGGCATAACATGCCCAGACCAACGCATCTAAGTTGTCTGGGGACTGCGGTGACTCGGTTGTCCATGTACATAATTGCGTCTCAAGGTCAGCAAACTCACCGACGTGATGAATCCGTTCCTGTTCATACAACGCAGAGACAGGTTCTGCGCGGACGCGCTTACCTCGGGTGGCTCGTACGGTCTGGATGGGGACTCGTGGGTCCACGGTCCCAATCGTAAAGGCAATCATGTCGCCACCGTTGTTGACCTCGGCCACGATACGGTCAGCCTCGTAGAGCTTGTACGCAGCGATAGCTTTTTTGGCCCACTTGTCTGGCTTGGCCCCTTGGATGGTGTAGTCAGCCAAAACGTAGCCGTGACCATCTGTGCCCTTGCCCATGACGACGATACCCGTGGAGTCTGAATCTTCGCCAGATGTCACCGCTGGGTCCACCGCCACGACGATACGCACAAGATCCGGTACATCTTGTTCTTTGACTCGGCCCTCTGCAATCTTGTCCAAAGAGGTGACGGCACCTTCGACGGCAGACAAGAGAAGTCCTTCAAGCTCCTGCTTACCGATCCGTGTTCCTGCATACCGTCGTTGAAGTTCTGCCATCGCCGACTCGGACAAGTTATCGGCGTTCTCCCACATCGAACCTGTGGTGATTGTGACTGCTTCGTCCTCGAGGTCCTCTGCCCGCTTGACAAGGTCCAGCATCAGCAGAGTCATCTTGGGGGTGGTGGTCACCAAGACACGGGGGTCGGGACCAATACGGATTGAGGGGATTAAGCCTTCGTGCCATGCGGCTGGATACCGCCAGGAAGAAACCTCGTCGCACCATGCTCGTCGGATGTTGTAACCACGCAAGCGGTCTGGCTGATCTGCGGAGGCGAGGTGGATGACGCTTCCGTTTTTGAGTGTGATGTCACCCGAGCCTTTGTTGTAATCAGCAAGTTCGCCCTCCCGTAAGTTGGCAAGGATTCCCGATGGACCTTGCGCACACACCAATCGCGCGTCGCGCCATGTTGGAGCAACGACGGCATACTCTGATGGAACCTCTCGTGCCGACTCGATCAACCAGTTGGCACCAGACATGGTCTTACCAAAACCACGTCCTGTCATCATCAGCCAGATGAACCAATCCCCATCAGGGGGGCGTTGCTTTGCCCGCGCATGGTTTTTTTTCCAGCGGCCATGGGGCAGTCCATTACAGTTCGGATTATCGCAGTACCAATCGGAGGGGCGGGTTATCTCTAGTTCTGCAACGCGAGCCTTAAGCTCCGCTAACTTCTTCAATTTCTCCGGGTTCTGAACTACCGGCTTCGATTGTGAGCTGCTCAAGCCGTGCTGTGTAAGTTGAGATGGCATCGTCAAGGACTTCCTCTGTAATTACTGAGAGACGGGATTGTGCAGGGGCGTACAAACCAAGCAACTTGGCTCTGTGGTCCATGACCTGCAAGATGCGTTCAACCGCATACCCTTTCCCCTCCATTGCTTGTCCCCACATCGCGCTCTCAAGCTCAAGCAGCTTCTGCAGTTCCACCGACGTATATTCCTGCTGGGCTTCAAGGTAATGATCTTTCCATTGCTGACGGATTGCTTTTACGTCTTTTGTGATCGTCGGCATTGAGCAGCCCATGATCTCTGCAATCTCTCGTTGCGTTCTGTGAGCCAGCAGCAACTTCGCCACCTGCTCCCTTCTCGCAAGTTGATTTATCTCAACGTCATATTGATGTTTCTTACTGAAAGCCAATCTGATCTTCTCCCAAACCAGGGGGGGTGTCTATGGCAAAAGTATGGCAGGTGCTATGCCATTTGCCATAACTTGACGATTTTTATGGCAGATGCTGTAGCAGAGCTATGGCAGATGCCATGTGTTTGCCATTTTTTTATAGAGATTTTGGGTATGTGTGGAAACATGGATTGAGAATTGAGATCGGTGACTTGGAGGGGGTATGCGGTATGGCCAGCGCCTAGCGTCACGTAGGGGATGGGGGTCTTCACCTTACCCTGCTACCCGCTCGCCTTCCCCTGCTATCACGCACACACACAGACACACAGACGCACGCACGCAGACGCAATGATCGGACCGCTTCCCCTGCGCAGATGAACCCCTGCGATGCGTCCCCTGCGTCCCCTATGTCCCCTGTTCCCCACCATGCACCGCTAGCAAACGTTCGCAAATAGCGTATAAATTGACGTGCAGGCGAACATACGTTCGGT